GTTCTTTCTTCATTCGTTGCGAGTGTAATTTCAGAACAAAGATTACTATGATTTACTTTTAAACCTTTTTTCTTCTGAAACTCAGGTAAATCAGACTGTACAGCATCTTCAAACATAAGATAAGGCTCTCCTGTTTCCATACGATTCTGTAGTAGTTTTACCCAAAGTGTTCTTGCACTTACTACTTTTTTAACTTCTCCACTATGTGGGTCAATAAGTTCCCAGTCATCATTAAAGTTTGGCTCTTTTGTAGCCTTGTGAATAACTTCCATAAACTTATCTGGAATGACAACACCGTGATGTAGATTAGTACACTTACGGTTTATATCGCCACCAGTTGGTTTTCTAACATCTAGAAACTCTTCTATCTCGGGGTGAGACATATGTAGATAAGATGCATAACTACCCCTACGAGTTACACCTTGCGAGAATGCAAGCATCTCCGCATCTACTACTTTCATAAAAGGAATAACTCCTGTACTTTCTGAGCCTTTTGATGTCTTTGTGCCCTGTGCACGAACATCACTCCAGCTACCGCCTATACCACCACCCATTGATGATAAGTACGCATTTTCTGTATAATGACCAGTAATACCCTCTCTACTGTCATCTACATAGTTAAGAAAACAACTAATTGGTAGACCTCTTTGAGTGCCACCATTTGATAGTACAGGAGTTGCAAACATAAACCATAGATTACTAGCGTAATCATAAATTCTTTGTGCATGGTCTTGGTCATCAGCAAATGCTGAAGCTGCCCGTGCAAATGCTTCCTGTGGTGATTGTTCATCGCCCACTAAGTATCTATCTTGTAGAGTTTTCTTACTAAAATCTGTTAGCAATTTATCTTTGCTATAGTCAATCTCTAACTTCATTCAAATACTCCAAAATTTGTGAGAATAAATCCTCAATATTCATGTCTGCTTCTATGATTGCTTGCTCCGAGTAACTCTCTAAATCCATGAGTTCTGCATTAAGCAATAGTCTGTCTGCGTTTTCGTTTAGAGTTTGTATGAATTTATACTTACTGTCGATTGGACAGGCATTGTATATATCAAACAAGTCTCCATATTGTTCTATAAGAGATACTGCTCTCTTAGGGCCGATACCTGCGATACCAGGAACATTATCTCCTGTATCTCCAGCTAGACATTTGAGCGTTAGATATTTATCTGGCTCTACATCATAGTGGTCTTCCCAGTTATCCAAAGTAATCTCTTTTCTAGTTACTGTACTAAATCTAGATACTTTGTCTTGTATAAGTAAGTCCCAGTCTTTATCTGACGATATCAACCAAATCTCATCTATACCAAACTCTTTTTTCTTTCCGACTATCCATGCTGCTAAGTCATCAGCCTCTAGTCCTTTTTGTTTTATTGTTAAATGCCCTTTCTTTTTTAAATTAGTAAAAGCATTACTAAACTCGCCCATAAATTGAGCAAACTCAGCTTTTTCTTGTTCGGTTTGTTCTGCATATTTTTCCTTTCTATTTGCCTTGTATATAGGAGAAATATTTTTTCTATAAGTACTGCCACCGTCTGCTAGTACTATGATGTTCCCACAGTTGTAGGATTTTGCCAAACTTTCAACAGTTCTTACATAGTCATGTTTAAACTCTAATTGCTTTGAATGTTTCCATCTAAACGCAACATTTAGTCCATCAACTATAAGTAAGTTCCCATTCTGGATCTGGTTCCCAAGGCTTGAGAAGTTTATTGCCATTTGTAAATTCCACTTTTTCGTTTTCTAGCCACTTGTCTGCTAATACGATATATGCACCGAGCCAGTTTATGTACATATATCTTTTTGTTTGCACAGGTTTTCTTGTTGTCGCAATATACCATTGCGAATAGTTTTGTTTAAATATAAGTAGAGGCTCTTGTTCCATTTCTTTTGCCTGTGCAATAGCTTTTGTCCACCACTTTACAAAATTATTATTTTTTTGTGTAAAGATTTTTTGATTGAACGCCATATCCCGATAGTGTTTTACCTCTATCATAAATAGGTTGTGTTTATCTATAACATACAAGTCTCCTTTAATTTTACCACTACCACTTCCTGGTGTGCCTGTAAAATCTATACCTGTATATGTTTTAAGCATAGCAGCAGCTTTCAGCTCAGCTTTGCTTCCTTTTTGTCTTGAATTTACCAATTAATCCTTTCCTTCTATTTCGTTTAAATATATTTGTTGTTGTATTTTTGCTCTCTCCATATAAGTCATAGCCTCTAATGTGCAATCAGGGCATTTCATTCCTATAGGTAAGTACACTTTTTTGTCCGTATGTGGACAGTCATGATACCAAAAGGTATCTCCATCTTTATACATATCATTCCAGATGACTAATGTTTTCTTCTTTGATGACTTCTATTTTTGCTACGAGTGGGTGTGTCCAACCATGAGATACTAGATAAGTATTCAGGTCTTCATTCAATAGTATTTCTACTATCTTTTCTTTTCCTTCATCGTCAAGCACACTTATTATTTCATCAAGAAAGAGTGTATTAATCCTTGAACTAGAAATACTGCTCATAAGTTTTCGTATTGCTAGTAGCGTTGCGGTGTTAACTCTTGCAAGTTCACCTGAAGACAATGCAAGTATGTCTACTACTTTTGCATTGTCAGTTATTTCGACATTCAATTTGTCGTTCGTTACAACAAACTCCAAACTGAATCTTCCATCTGATAGTTCAGACAGGTATTCATTTGTTAATTGTTCTAAGTCTTTTACTAGATTTTCAATTTTATAAGCAAGGAGTCCATTCGTACTAAATGCTTTCTTCAGTATCTCTAGGTGTGCAGACTTTTCTTCTACTTTACCCAAAGCCGCGACAATCCCTTCCAGTTGCGATTCCATTTCGTTTGTTTGTTCATCAATGATAGAGATACGAGTGTTGTGGCGTTCTGCCACTATATTCTCGGAACTTATTCTCTCGATTTCTGTACGAATATTCGCAATCTTTGAAGAGAGTTCGTCAATCTGTGTGGAAATCTCGTCGCCGTCTAAAATTTGAGAAGGTAGACTCTTGTCCACAACTCTCATAAGTTCTTCAAACTCGCGTTGTTGTACATCACGAATTGCAACTTTCTTATTGTTTTCTCTTGCTTTCTTGATATCTTCTTCAATATCTTCTTCTTCGTCAACTCCATGTGTAATAATACTTACATAATTCATTCGAAGTTCTTCGAGTTTGTCCCAATCTATTTCCTGTTCACAGGTCGGGCATTGCGTATCAAGCTTTGCAAGTTTGTCCAAATGCGCTTGAGCATCAGACAATTTTGCACGTATAGTGCCAAGTTTCTGCGACTTAGCGGCAAGGTCAATCTTTTCACCCTTATACAATCTATGCTCACTCGTTTCTACCTTTTGAAGTAGTTCGAGATTAAAATTATTATCTATAATTTTTTTATTATTTTCCGAAATCTTTTCAAAATCGCTTCGTAACTGCTGTAAATCTTCTTCGTCTTTTTGTGAATATTTTGGTAGATTTATAATAGGAAGTATGTTAGTACTCTCTAATTTATTTTCATCTAACCATTTCACTATTGTATCAGACTTACTGTTGAGACTATTCACTTCAAAAGAAATCTCTCTTGATGCGTCCTTGAATATATCAAAGAACTCTACATATTCTTCTAGCTTTAACAAATCAATGAGAAACTTTTTTCTATTTGTATCTGTTGCAGTTAGAAACTGTAATGATGTATTTGTGTTCTGATATACAAGTTGTGTGAAAGTCTTAAAATCAAGTCCAAGCAGTTCTTGGACTGTCTTATATGTGTTGGTTGCAGTATGACTAGAAATGTCCTCTCCATTTTTATAGAGTTTACACTTTATACTAGCTTTTCTACTTACATCAATTTCGTACTCATTCCCATCTACTGAGAATGTGAGATTTATTGAGTAGCCATTGTTAACGAACCTGTTCTGTATCTCTTGTTTCTTAATACCTTTCGAGTTCTTATTAAATAATACTTCCTCGATAATAAGTGGTATGGAAGACTTACCTTGTCCATTTGTCCCAACGAGTTGGGTAAGGTTACTATCATCAAGGTGTAAAATATTGTTCGTACCATAACTAAAACAATTATCCCAGCGTAGCGTTTTTAGAGTAATCATTAAACACTCCCATTATTTGTTTTATCTTGTTGTCATTTAGATTTAGTATAGCACTCATGTACTCTACTAACTCCTCGTCTATTGTCATGTTCTTGAGGTTGAGTGTAGCTTCTGTACTTCGTTTTACTACTTTCTTATCAAGTAGTTCGGAGTTCTTAATGTTTGCTAAGTCAGCTACATCTCCTTCAATCTCATAAATGGTGTGATGAAAGTCAGACGCTATCATTTCACTTTCACTACTTACCGTTTTTCTAAGAAGCTGTGGTAAGTCGAAAGTGTCCCACGTCCAACTGTTATCATCATGTATAATCAGAAATCCTGTAGTGACCAAATCTCTGTGAAAAGATGTAGTCATAGGACTTCCTGGATAGACTATATTTCTCTGCGTATTGGAGTGGCTATGTAGGTCACCCGCAAAAACTACAGGAAATGGACTAAATCTATCCAAGTCTACCTCTGGTGTAACATGAGGAGGTATCTCTCCTCTTACATGAGTATACAAAGGTTTGTTGGGATTGCATTTTTCTATTGAACCTTTCTTATGCAAGTCTGCATATGGGAGTAATGTCCCCCAATCATATTCAGTAGTTGTATCTACAATCTCAACTAAAGGGTTTACATCAGATGTGGCTCTCTTAAGATTAGAGAAGAAAGTCTTATTCTTCTTTGTAGCTTCGTGGTTACCATCAAATATAATTGTTGGTATCTTTACTTCTTTAATAAAATCAAAGTATAAAGTAATCTCGTCCATCGAAGGCACTCTATCAAATAAGTCTCCACCAATAATGTGCATACTAAAGTGTGGTTCTAATTCTTGAATTGCTTCAAAGAACAACTTATATCTAGTACATGCCCATGCCATTGGTACATTCTTTTGTCCTAACTTAATATGCCAATCTGCTGTAAATAATATCATGCTACGAAGTCGTCCTCTGGTTCCCAAGCACACCCGGTGAGACCACCAGATTTAAGTGCCTGTAAAGTTCTAAGGATTTCTTGGGCATTTCTGCCTGTATCTAGTGCATTAACTGATACATGTTGTATTACCCCTTCAGGGTCAATTATGTATGTTGCTCTAAGGCAAACATTCTCTTGCTTGTCAACTATTCCTAGTTTACTAGCGAGTACCAGACCACAGTCAGCAGCAAGAATATGTTTAATATTTCTTATTCTACCATCTGCTGTTTTCCATGCAATCTTACAGAACTCATTGTCTCCGCTGACTCCTATAACATCTGCATCATCTACTAATTTATCCATAGCGGTTATTTCAGTAGGGCAAATAAAAGTAAAGTCTTTGGGATAAAAATATATTACAGACCATTCACTTGGTGCTAATATATCTATATTCATTATTGAGTTGTCTAAGTCTACACCTTGAAGATGCATACTTGGAAATTGTTCTCCTACTCCTATCATAATTTTCTCCTAGCTAATACTGAACTCACTATCCACATCTGATGGTGCTTCAGCAGCATCAGCAGGTTGAGTTACTCTTTGCAATAGCTCTAATTGAGCATCTGCGGTTGGTCTTGGTAAGACATCGTCCATAGAACGTAGGTCAGCTATAGAAGCTTTCTCTTCGTCTGTTAGAGGTCTTGGTTTGCACTTAAGTGCTTGGAGTCTATACTCTACATTGAAAGCCATAGGTCCAGTCTTAACTCTTTGGAAGCAAACGTCCCACCCTGTTTCAGGGTCAGTTGGGTCGCCTAAATCTTCTGCGGCAACCATTACTTGTTCCATGAGTTTCTTTTTTAGATTAACAACTTTGACGTTGCCATCTGCTGGGTCAATAGCTTGAATAGCGTATGCCCAACCACATTTTAAATCAGGAAAAAACTCTCTTACGTAGTCTTTTTCCTTGTTATTGAATGTTTCTGTATCACGGTCATAGGCTAAGCACTCCATAGGAATGTTTTTACCATTTTCACCTTTAATCCAGTAAACGTATCTCGGCAGTATATCACCTACTAGACGGAACTTGTTGTCCCCTTCTTTGTATGTGTACTGGTCGATTTTATCTTTTTGGGCTCCGCCCTTAGTTTGATTAAATTTTATTGCCATTATGTTCTCCATTTAGCGTTATCTTCAAACTCAAAGTGTATTAGACCATCTTTGAGATGAAGCAGTCTGTTGCGATTTACTATCGTTGTGTCAACAGGTAAGTGTAGCAACTCTAATGTTGTCTTACCTGATTGCATAAATTCAAAGTAATTACGGTATGAAGCAACTGCAATATATTCTGCAGCTTCTTTATTACTATAATTTCTTCTCTCTACCAGTAATTGTCTAGGATTACACAGAAAGCTATCCCCGAGAAAACTTTTCCCAAAGTACTTGTATGTTTTATCCTTTCGGCTGGCTGGGATTCTCTTGTAAGTCAAGAGATGAATAATAGTGAGAATTGAAACACTATCGCCTTTCGCTTCTCTATATATCTTTTCCCAATTATATTTTATCATATATTATAACAAATTTTGAAACTCGTGTCAAGTAGTATTTTTCGGAGGTGCTTACAGGGTTGATATCTCATATCCTTGTTTGATATAGTATCCTAGTCGTTGACTAGCCTGTCTCTTTGCAGTTTTTCCGATTAAATTAATATCTACTATTGCGGGTTGTGGTTTTCCTTCATAATCTCTAATAACCCTACCAATGAGCTGGGTAAGTAGAGGCTCGTTATTTACTGGTGTTGCCAGTATCAAACAGCTTAGAATATTTAAAGAAATACCCTCTGAGAATATTGATTGTGTCCCATACAGTATGTCTTTATCTTCATAAATCTGTTGAAGTATATCTGGTCTTTCTTCGTGTGGTATATCTCCTGTCACATAAACTGCATTATCACCAGTGAGTTTGGCACAGTTCTTTAGGAAATCTACTCTATCAGATACTACTAACACTTTATGACCTTTGGCGGCATATGATGCAGCAGCCATGGCTATAGAATGTTGGTACTCTGGGTTGTAGGCTAACTCATTTATTCGATTAGCCCAAGGTATTGATGTTCCATCTATAAACCTTATAGGTATTTGTAGGATATCAATTTTTGGCACCATAAAGTTTTCCTTTGGTGGTTTAAAGACATTATCTCCAAAGTAATCTCGGAAGACAACATGTTTACCATCTTTTCTTTGTAAGGTACCTGTAAGTCCTATCTTATATCTAGCACAAGACTTATCTATAATTCGTGAGAATGTTGGAGAAGATACATGATGCATTTCATCTAGTATGATTGTTCCAAATTCTTGTCTAATATCTTTTATTCTTTTGTATAGTGATTGTATATTTCCTACTACGATAGGAGGTTTTGTATCAAAGCTACCACTACCAATCACTCCAGCTTTAAATCCAAAGACTTTGAGTACTTCATTTTCCCACTGCTTACGCAAAGGGACAGTGTGTGTAACTACAAGAGTCTTTTGACCTAACTTACCAGCTATTGCTAAAGCTGTAAATGTCTTTCCCCAACTGACCCAAGCGTTAATTATAGCACTATCATATACTTCATCATATACCAACTGTTGGCTTTCACGTAATTGAAATGCAAAAGCAGGAAACTTCTGAGGTTTCTCGGTTCGTTTATCAACTATTTCATAGTCGTTTGGTATTAAATCCTGTCTACCAATAGGTATAGCTATAAGCCCTTGCTTAATTAATGCCATGTTTTTAATTATAAATGGTGGGTCACTAAACCTAAA